AACTCCTTGAAACTCTTTGCCATATATCTTTTCCTTGTGTAGTTAGCCACTCTTCAAATAAGTATATAAATAAGTGGGTTTCATCATCTGAAGTAAAAGTTAATTCAGGAATTATTAATTCTCCTTTTTCAACTGCTACTAACCATTTACCTCTATCTTTTTTAAAAACTAATAAAGGTACTGCTCTCATTTCTTTAGCTTCTCTTTTTGTTTGCTTCCAGAATTTTTCTAATTGGGATACAGAATTATTTAATAAATTAGAATGAATTTGGTCTTCTTTATAGGATTTAACTTCAATACAATAATAGTTAAAAGAATTGGATAAATATATATCCCCTTTAATATGTCCTGCTCCAGATAAAGGTACTCGTTCCCAGTTGTCCAATTCAGTATACTTTCTTAAAATATCTCTTACTTTATATTCTGCGGTTCTTCCTTTTGCTCTACTATCTACCACCTGAATTTCTCCTAGCAGGATAATCTACCCCTCTAATAGGTCCGGGGTACTGATTCCAAGAATCACCATCTAATATTTTATAAATACATGCTGCCGCCTCTGCACGAGTACCTTTTGCTTTACTTTTATTAGCTACTCCCATTATTCTAACCTCGATATTTCTAGTTGTTTAATCACATTAATTTTAGCTAATAAAGGGTGAGTCCAGCCATGACTAACAAGGAAAGTATTTAATTCATTCTCTTTTAACAGAACTTCAATAAGTCTTTCCCTTCCATCATTATCCAATACATTAATAACTTCATCTAAAAATAGAATATTAATTTTAGACTTAGATAATGTACTCATCAGCTTTCTAATAGCTAATAAAGTGGCTGTATTAACCCTTGCCAATTCTCCGGAACTTAAAGCCAAGATATCTATATCTAACCCATTATCAGAAATAATTACATTTAGTTTATCATTAGTAACCTCAAAAGCGAGACCAAAGCGTCCATCGGACAACTCGGCCAAATATTCATTAACTAAATCTTCCAAATCTTTTACTAAATTTTCAATCTTATAAGCAATAAGTCCATTAGTACTAAATGCCTTTTTTAATACTTCTAAATTAGCAAAAATATCTTGTGCTTTCTTTAAGTCCTTTCTTTTATTACTTAAACTAGTTTTAAATTCTTGAACTTGTTGAAGTAAATAATCTAATTCCGTATTAAATTTAACAACTTTAGCATTATAAGCAATTGCTCTTGCTCTAGCGTCATTTTGTTCTTTTAAAATATTTACTATTTCTTGTTGTCGCCTTTTAAGTTCTGATTGATCTTCTGTTTCTGTAGGTAAACTTTTATCTATTAATGAATTTAATCTCTCAAATTCTGTTACTAATTTATTATACTCCATCCATCTTTTCTTAGCTTTTTTAAGTCGAGTAATTTCAGCTTGTATAATAGATAATTCACTTTCAGCTTCTAGTAATTCTTTTCTAGTTTTTTCTAATAAATCTTTTTTAAATTTTGAATCTATTGACTGTAAACAGGTAGGACATTCTAGTTCTAATCCATTTAACTTCTCTATAGTAGTAGTAGCTGCTGTTACAATACCTTGGAACTTTCCAATATCTTCATATAAATAATTAGTTTCTTCCGGCTTTTCTACAGGATTTAGTATATCTTGCATATCAATTTCGGCCAATAGCTCTCTATATTGATTATTAGCATTAATGTTCGAATTAATAGTATTTATATTAGCTAATTTAGACTTTATTAAACCTTGTTCTTCGATAATACTTTCATCTACTTCCGGAATATCTGTTTCTATCATTTTAGTAGTATTAGTAGGAGTATTAGATTCTATCCAACTTGTTATAGTATTAATACTTCCTTTTATAGCGGAAACATTTTCTGAAGATTCTTTATGGGCTTTCTTAAAGTTATCAAATAGTTGTAAATATTTATCTAAATTTAATAATTCAATAAGAAATTTCTTTCTATTAGTATCTGTAGCGGTTAAAAACTGTAAAGAACTTGTAGTACTTTGATATACTAATTGACTAAATGTTTTAAAATCTACACCTAATATAGATTCTATAGTTTTAAAAGTATTAGTAGCCGTATGTGAAGAAATATCCTCTTCTTCACATTTTAGTATAACTTTTAAACTTGATTTTCTAGCTACTTCTATAGAATAACTTTTATTATCAACTGAAAAAGTTATTCCTAACTCATATCCTTTATCTGATCTATTTCTATTAACTATATCAGCTTTTTTAATACCTTTGGAGTTTTTATTGTATAATACTTCTTCTAATATAATAGGAATAGAACTTTTACCTGCACCATTCTCTCCAATTAATTGTACTAAAATATCTTTTTCTAAATTAACTGTATTATTATCTCCATAACTAAAACAGTTACTCCAAGTTAATTGTTTAAGTGTAATCATGAAACACTCCTAAAACTTCTTTAACTTTTTTATCGTTTAAACCTAAAATATATTGTAAATATTCTGCTAGTTCCTCTTCTAAAGTCATATCAGGAGATAGAATTAAAGCTGAATCATTATATCGTTTTATTAGTTTTTTATCTAATAATTTATTATCTTTATCTACTTTAACTAACTCAGATAAGTCACCTTCTAGCTCATATATAGTATGATGATAATTAGTTTCGACCATTTGATCAGGATGATTAACAGTCCTTCTAATTAGTTGAGGAAGTTTTAACTTTAACCAAGAGTAGTGAATAGTATTACTATCGAATAACAGGACGCCAGTATCGACAGGATTACGATGAAAAGAGGTAGTAATTGGACTTCCAGGATATACGATATTTTCTTGTGAATTTTCATGTGAATGTAAATCTCCTGCTATAACAAGTTCCCATCTTTTTAACTTCTTTAGATCAATTTCTGGACTAACATGAGGAGGAATTTCCCCTCTAACATGGGTAAATAAAATTCTTCCATCAAAATCCTCAGGTTTAAATTCCTTTAATTTATTATAAGGTATAAAGTCCATATCTTCTAACTTATAATAATTATCTATAATTTTTATTAGAGGATTAACAGCTTCTGTTACCTCCTTTAAACTACTTAAAAAAGTAGTATTCTTTTTTATAGCTTCATGATTACCAGGATATATAATAGTTTTTATATTAACATTTTTTATAAATTCAAAATATAATTTTAATTCATCTAATGTAGGTAATCTATCAAATAAATCACCTCCAATAATATGAATATCTACCTGAGATTCTAATTTATGAAGTTCTTCAAATAATAGCCGATACCTATTAATAGCCCAATCTTTAGGTACATTTTTCTGACCTAATTTAATATGCCAATCTGCACTAAATAATACTTTCATATTATCTCCAGTAAAAATAGCCCTATAAGTGGTATTCACCTATAGGGCTATATAATATTTTAAATACTAATTAAAGTAAATCCTTCACTTCTTCAGCTACCTCATTTGGCACGTCATCACTAGAACCTTCTAGGATATTCTGCTCAATAAATTCCTTTTGCTGATCTGCATTAGGGCGATTAATAATTGAATCAATAGGTTTCATCTCTTTTACTATTGCACGTTCCTCATCTGTAAGAGCACGTTCTTTACAACGTAAAACTTGCAATTGATACTCTACATTAAAAGGTAAAGGTCCAGTCTTTACTTTCTTAAAGTGTACATCCCAGCCAGTATCAGGATCTGTAGGATCTCCAAGATCTTCCGCTGCTACAAGAATAGACTCAAAGAGTTTCTTCTTCAAATTCATAACCTTTAGTTTACCATCATCAACCACTTGAATTGCATAAGCCCAAGAACAGTTCATATCAGGATTATAGTGACGTACCCAATCTTTTTCGATATTAGTAAAAGCTTCCTTATCTCGATCAAAAGACAGACACTCCATAGGAATACGCTTCCCATCTTTACTAGTGAGCCAATAAACATACCTAGGAAGAACCTCTCCTACCATGCGAACAACATTATCGCCTTCGTTATAAGTGTATGTATCAAAAGAGCTCTTCTTTGCCTTGCCTGTAACTTTTGTAAATTTAATTGCCATTTTATTTATTCCTCGTATTTAAAGTGTATCTCATTGTTTACTATATTTAGTAATGGATTTTTCTTGATCACATTAAGATCAATTGTTGTGTGTTTAAGATTTAATGATTTTTTATTAAATAATTCATAATCTAAATAACTTCTAAAACTAGCTAAACCAATATAATCAGCTATTTGTTTAATATTAGCTCCTAATTCATTTTTTAGTAATGATTCAGGGTTAAGTAAAAAACTATCACCTTTTAAATCGTGTCCATATAGATGTTTTCTTTTAGGATTAATCCCACTAGGGTATTTTAGATTATAAGTTAATATATAAATTAGAACTACTATATCTTCTATATTGCTTTTGCTAAGTTTTAATATTTTGTTCCAATCAAAAAATATCATTTATTTCCTCGATTTAACTTAGTTATTATATCAAAAATAAGCAGAGATGTCAAGTAATATTTTTCACATGATATCCGCTTTTTATATAAACGCCTAATCTTGCCTTTGCTTGATTAGCAGCAGTTTTACCTTTTAATTGTATATCTACAATCAAAGGAGTATTTTTTCCTTCTTTTTTTCGTATAACTCGACCTATTAATTGAACTAATAAAGGCTCATTATTAATAGGTGTGCCTAATATTAGACAAGATAATTCATTAAGACTAATACCTTCTGAAAATATAGATTGAGTA